CCCTTTTATTAAATAAGTAATGTACTAATGATTAAATAGTACAAGGACTTCCACAAACATCAGTTGCAGTATCAAATACAACACCAGATGCTGTAGAAATAGCTCCAAATAAATCATCCATGTGTCCAATAGAAGCGCCATCTGTAGATAATACATAAACAGTAAGTAAATACTGATCATTATCAAATACTCCACTAGGATTGTTAAATCTTGGAACACTGTGTAATAGATTGTAAGCAATGTATCTTGCATTTCTATCAACAGCTGCTAAGATATCATCAGAGTGCTCAATCTCACGGATTCTTGCAGAATCAGGATTACCTTGGTTATATGGCATTTGCATGTAACGCTCAGTCATCAATACATCTCTAAGAACTGTTTCTCCAGATGTTTGAGCCATAACTCCAGTAGTTCTAGAAGCTACACCACAATCATTACATGGTTCACCAGTCTCATCAAGATTAGATAAGATGATTTGTACAGGCTCCTTCTCATAGTGATCTCTTGTATCAAATGAGCAAGTACCAAACTTAGTATCAACATAAGCACCAACAAAAGATATAGTAGCAGATACACCGTCACCAACTGGATCAGTTGAAGGAGTATAAGTACCATCTTGAATTTGTGCAATTGTGTAAGATGCAAAAGGCACAGCAGTTGTTTCAACGATAACACCACCTGCAGCAACAGTTAATACAGTAATTGTAGCATTACCGTCACCACCAGTAATTCCAACTACATCACCAACTTTATAGCCTTTACCTCCATTATTTGCAGTAACAACAGCAGAAACAACTGCACCTGCAGCAGTAGTAGTATCAAGTAAAAGACCTGAACCACTACCACCCGTTGTTGGGACAGAAGTAGCATTAACATATGTTGCACCACCAACAATAGGAGCACCTACTGTAGCTACGTTTCCACTAGAACCTTCAGCAACAAATGGGCTAATAAGTGGATCAGCTAATAATTGTCTACCTGCTTCAGCAAGAGCAGAAGCTGGATCAATATAGTCTTGTCCATCTACACAGCAAACATTTGCAGAATCTCCAATAGCATAAGCATTGTGATTTAAAAAACGAAGTGCAGGAGAACCTTTAACATCAACTCTCACAAAAATACTAGATCCACATGGAACACAGTCAGAAGCTAAACTTAAAGAAGCAGTAGCTGCTTGAGCAGGACAATCTGCTGTTTTCCAAAGAGCACTAATATAATTAGGGTTAATACCTTTTGATTTAATAGATTCAGAATAACCTCCGTGACCAGGATTGTTTCCAATAGTATCTACAGTGTGATATGAACCTTGAACAAAATAAACATGTCTGTCAGTAGGTCCAACAGGAGTAAGAACTGGATTAGTTTCCCAGTCTTGACCAGCAACTCCAAATTGACCAGCTGTAAGAGCGGAACTAGCAGTACTACCAGCTGAATCAACAGAGCTAATTACGTAGCATTTTCTAAATGCGTGATTAAAATAAGCCATTTTATAAAAATTTAAAAAACAAAAAAAACAAAAAAACGTGTATCACTACACATATATAATATAATAAAAATTTTCTAACTAAGAAACAATAATTTATACTTTGCAGAATTTACAGCATCCTTAACCATATCTAATTGATTAACAATCTCTGTATGAGGCATAACTGCTTGAAGCTCACCTGTTTTCATTGATAAGTATCTTAAATACTCAACAGCTCCATCAACAGATGTTAAAATTGCAGGAGCTTCTTCTGGATAATCTAATATAAGCTCACATGCTCCTTGATATCCTTCAGCAATACCATCTGCTAAATCAGGTAGTGCATCATATATCTCATTTAGGGCTTTATGTTGTGCATATGATCCAACTCCTGTCACCTGCAAATGTAGTTTATGGAAACTTGTTGCAGCATTCATTAAACACTGAACATAAGAACCAGTCATCATATCTACTTTCTTCATCTCAGAAGATCTTTCCATAGTAGACTCTATTGCAGGTTTACCATCAGGTCTTTTAAGAGTTTGCCTTTCTCCTACTTTTTTTAATAATCTATCCATTAGTTATTTCTTTCTGCAGCTTGTTGCTCTCTCTGATACTGATTAAAGTTCTCCATATCTCCTGCAAGAATAGATGCTGCTTCATCAATAAGTAGCTCCACAACATCATCCTTTAATTCACAGGTAACATCTGTAACCGTTGTAGCACCAGTATATGGATTGATACAATCTGCTATTTGAATATTCCTTGGCAGTCTATAGTATGTTAGTACAGGACTAACAAGATTAAAATCTTCATTCTTATAGATCCTTACCGTATTATTAATTAAAGTTGCCATAGTTTCACCCCATTCAAAGTCAGGCTTCTTTAAAGGATCTCTCAAGAATAAATCTATATTAGCTTCTTCAACTAAATAAACTGTCATTGATCTAGGATCAGTGCAGCATTCATTAGTTGCATCTACTGATATTCTTTTAAACTGAAGATATTCATCTACCGGAAAGTTATTAGATTCAAAAAACTCAGCATTAGTAGTTCCTGTAAGAGGTGTTTCTGTAAGTAATACTTGCAGATCATCTACTCTTCTCTTAGAATACTCATCACCTTCCTGAAAGTTATTATAACCATGCAGTTGTCTTCTGCACCATTCAACCTGAGCTTTATTAAAAGCTTCAATAATTTGCCAACATTCTAAATTATCATAGTCATTGCTAGATAACTTATTCAGTCTTTCTTTTACTTTGATTTCAATGGTTGCATTTAAGATCATGATAATATATTAACTATTCCAGTATGACTCAACTTTCTCTAATAATGAAAGAAGAACTTCTTCATTTTCTGGTTTTTTAAGATATTCCACTACTTCAGATGGAGCTTTTCCAAGCTTCTCTCCACCATTTAATGTTTCAATCCAACCATTTCCTTTAGTTGAAATGAATCTATAATACATAGCATCTTTAACTAATGCGCGTAGTTTCAAGTCTTCCATTGAAGATTTAGAAGCTTCAGTAAATGCTTTTGCTGATCTTTCTACACTAGTTTCAAATAACTCACCATTAATGTACATATCCATATTTTCATATAAAATATCATTAGGTGTACTCTTTGTATATTGAACACTATCCATATCAAGAACTTTAGCAACATACATCAACTTAGTTGTATCTGTATCATATAAGTTTTGAAGTTGAGCTAATGCTCTGTTTCTTAACTTAGTATACTCAGTTCTTGTACTAATGGTCTCTTCCATTGTATCCAAGTAAAACTTAAAAGATTTATTACTTGTCTTAGCTTCTTTAAAAGATTTAGCAACAATAGAAAATCCACCAGCAAAAATTGCATATAGTCTAATAAGATCATATGGATCTTTCATAGGATCAAGATATACAGGATCATTACCACATCTAATACTAATCTTAGACCAAAAATCAAAGTTGTTCGGTTTAAGTAATTCCACCTTATTCCAAAAGTCTGAGTCTTCAGGATCAATAACATTAGCTGCTAATTCAGCTTCAAGCTGTGCAACAACCTCTCTAATCTCCTTAACCTTAGCTTCTTTCTCTTTACCCTTTAATGCTTTTACTTCAGGAGCAAATTCATTTAATCCTGTAACATACCTCTTGATACCATTTAGCTCAAGACATGCTAAAGACTCTTCATGCCAAACACCATCATGCAAAGCCATTCCGTAGTTTTGCAATCCCATGTTTTCTCTTGATGAATTAAAATAAGGTCTAATAGCAATAGTGCTATTCTTTTTACCTTGTTGATACTTCTCTACAATTGTGTAATCATTCATAAATTTGGTTTTAAAAAATTAATAATACGTGAACTCAAAAGTACATAATTATGTACATTATTATTAATATTTCTAAAGCCGGTTGCCCGGCTATAGTTATTTGAGTTTATCATACATCAACAACTGTTACTTTGGTTCCTTTAGGAACGAAAAAGTTCACTCTCACTAAACCATTAAATGAAATAGTATTTGAACCACCCGCTGTAACACTAACAAATAATCTTCTCTGATTAGGTAATGAACTCCCCGGACTAATAGGATCCTCATCACTTACAAATACTGATGCACTTGTTGTTGGAATAGCAGTACCAGTTGAGTCAAATACTTCAGTACCAGTTGCAAAAACACCTTGAGATTCTAATTTATATCCCAATGAAAGATCTTGAGATCCTAAAACACCTTCAACTTTTGAAACCAGTAATAAATCTAAAGAATTATTTTCCATAACAATTCTTGCAACTTCTTTTCCAGCAAAAAGTCCAGGAGGTACACCAATAGCACCAAAATTAAATGCTATATAGTAACCTTCCAGCTCTAACGCTGGTGATCCTGGTCCGCTAGCTCCAGCAGGAAGTGATGCAGTTTCTGCAGCTTTATGAAAATAATATGCAATACCACTACTATTAACATTACCAAATTCATAATATGCAACTACACCTTTAAAAACTTCATCAGCTTGTTCTCCTAAATTATTAACATCTGCTAATCTAGCTAACTGAGCTTGATCAAGATTACCTTTAATAGCTTGAGCTTTTAACTCAGCATTAGTATTAGCTGGTTTAATTTTACTTATATAACTTTTATGCGACATAATTAAAGATTTAAGAAAAAAAGGGGGAGACTTGCTCCCCCCTTCTTCAAGTTAATAATTAGAATGATCCACCTGTAATTGGGTTTCTCATAACAATCTTAAGAACTTTGGTTGGGTCTTTAACCCAGATAGCTGGCATGGTTTGAGTCATGTAAACTCTGTAACCATTGAACTGTCCAGTAGACGCAAATCCTTGAGTTCTTCCCATGTAGTCCATAGTACCATTTTGGTAAAACCACTTGAGTTGATTATCCCAATTAAGTTTCAATAGATAGATGTTGTCATTTCCTTCGTCAGTAACATCAAAGATGATGAAGCTGAATGAAGAAAGTGGACGACCATCAATCAATGGATTCTCAATATCATTGGTATGTAGGTTGTCAAATGCAGGATTCAATACAAACTTCACATTAGCCAAGAATGGAATAGTGAAGCTAGTGTAAGCAAATCCAAAGTCTAGATCCATACCAGAACCTGTAACAGCTCCAATATCAGTAGCATTTTGTACAAGACCAGAACCATAAACCTCATTAGCAATAGCTTTGTTAATTAACTGCATACCACCAATACCAGTTTGAACGATCAATCTTCTCTCTGGGTCTGGACCTTTGAACTCAACTTTACCTTGGTAGAAGTTGTAAAGCTCAGACTTGAACATATCTAATGTGAAAGAAGACTTGTTGTATACTCTCTTGAATGAGTTATCCAACTGTGACCAAAGACCTACAGAAAGTCTAATATCATCTGGTCCGTCTTGTCTGATTCTACCTCCTTTACCCCACATCAAGTAAGTCTCAATGTCATTGGCAATTTTAGAAAGGTGTGCAGCTTCTAAGTTAGTAATGAAAGTTCTAGAAAGAGTACCGCTTTCAAACGCCTCTCTAGCACCTGCTTTACCCATGTTTGTTACTAGATCCTCAATAGAAGATACAGATGGGTTATATTGATCTTGGTTAAAGTTTCTCCAGATCTCAGTTACAGGAACAGTACCATCAGCATTCAATCCCCCTTTGATCATAAGATCTGCGCGAGAAGAAATAGAATAGTGAACGTGTGCTTCAGCTCCTCCTACAAAGTTGTAGAATTCACGGAAACCAGAACCTGTCTCAATATCAGAGAATCTTTCACCGTACTCACCTCTTGCAGAACCTTTTCTGAAATACTTAGTACCAGGGCACAAGTAAGTAGAAGCATCTAATCCTGCAGAGCTATTGTTGTTAACTAATTGTACAGTGTAAATGAACCCGTCACCTGCAGGAAGAATATCATCAGCAGTGATGTAAAGTTCAAGACCATTGTACTTGTCATAAGTGATAATGTCACCATGTCCAAAAGCTCGCTTAGAAAGCTTGATTTGGAAGGTAGTACCATCAACACCCAATGTACCTCCACCTGATATATCAGCTACAACAAATGGAAGATCTTGAGCAATTGGAGTTTGCCACTTATACTCACCACGAGCATTATCTACCAAAATTGTATTCTGACCACCAAAAGAAGCCATTTGATACAGGGGCATTTCTACTTTCTGTGTCATTGCCCAGATATCTACAGGACCCATATCCATAGGTTCTGCGGATCCTAACATTGCTGTTAGGTGATAGGAGTCAACGTGAGAGCTAGCTTTATAGTTAGTATCTCTCAAGAATATCCCATTATTTAAAACCGGAGTTGCCATAATTGATAAAAAATTAAAAAAATGAAAAAATAAAAAAATTAAAATCGTTTAAAAATGTTCCTTTGTCTAGGAAGTTTTCTTCTTGTAGGTTCTTCAGCAGCACTTTCATTTGCAGAACTAGATCCAGAATTTCTGGAAGCTTGTGCTGTCTTCAACTTTCTCACTGTGTCAGTAACTGCTTTATTAGTACCCTTCTCAATAAGTTTTTGTTTGTAACTATCTGGATCAGATAACAACCAAAGTGCTTCACTAATCAAACTATAGTTAGGTTCAACAAACTGATATTTCTCTAATAGATGTCCTAAAAGATTTGTATTAGAACCATTAATAGATGGATAAGAAGACTTAACCAATCCATTAAATAACATTGCTTGAGTACGCTTGTCAATCTTAATGTCATTAACAGTTCCTTCTTTTAGAGTTTCATAGACATTGCTTACATATTGCTTTGTTGCTTTTTCTTTTTGAGCTTTGCGTAGTTCTTGCTCTTTGATTCTTTTAGCAACAATTTGCTCTTGCATCTTGTCTAACTTTGGTTTAAACTTGCTAGCTTGTTGTTCAAGCTTGCCTAAGTCTTTCCAAGTCTCAATCTCTTCTTGAATCTCTTCTGCAGTACCATAACCTGTAGCAGTAAGATAATCAGTAATAATTCTTTCTTGACCTCTTTCAGTTTTAGGATCAATTTGTCTAGTCTCTTCTACTTGTGCTAAAGCAGAAAATAAACCTCTCATGTCTTTACCACCATCTGCTACATACTTAGCAGCAACTTGTAATTCTCTAGGAAGACTTTGAAAAAACTTCTTAGGAGTCTGCTGCTTAATTTGATTCTCTCTTTCTTCTAGATTGGCTTGGATAAGTTCTTCCCAATCTTTAGCAGAGTAATCTTCAAGTGCTTTATCATCATCAAAAGGAATAATCTTTTCATCTTTAATCAGCTTACTAAAGACATCTACCATTCCTGTAATTGGTTTTCTACCTCTCTTATCTTTAACTACTTCTTCTTGTTGCTCAAGAGTTTCATTAAAAATTTGATCAACCTCTTCACTTGTTACTTTTGGTTCAGCAACTTCTTCAGTAGTTTCTTCAGTAGTTTCAGGTACTTCAGTAGTTTCTTCTACTACCTCTTCTGGTTGTTTAGTTTCTGGTGTCTCATATGCAAAGGACATATCAGGACCAGATGTTGGTTTTGAAAAGATGTTTGGTTTTGACTGCTCTTCAGTAATAACATCAGCTCCGGTGGGAGTTCCACCAAAGATTTCGTCAATATTGACTGCTTCTTTTGTTACTGTTTGTTCTGCAGTGTTCATTTCATTATTCATACTGGTTGGTTTTAATAGTTAATTACAATAATAATATAAGAAAAATCATATAATTAAACTTATATGATTTGATAAATTAAAATGATATTTAGTAGTATATAGCTAAGAGTAAAAAAGTTTTTTATTCTTTTTCTTTTTCTTTACCAGAATCCTTACTATCATATCTATTTTTATTAACTCTAGCTATCTCAAGTTGCTTATTTGCAATCTCTCTTTGAGATGCCATCTTTTGTCTTTGAAGATCAAGCTTTTGATTCTCTACTGAGTTTTTAACTGCTTGTTGCTCTCTCTTAAAAGTCATCTGTTCACGATACTGCTCTGTTTGCTTTATATCCTTTAAAGCATCTTGATAGTCAGACTGTAAGTTCTGATTAATATCTTGCATAGCACCATAACCAGCAGCTTTAATTTCTGCAACCATAAGATCTTTCTGTCTTTCTTTCTGATTCTCTTCAGCTTCAAACTGCATCTTCATTTGCTCTTCTTGAGCTTTAGCTTGTAACTGCTGTTGTTGCATTTGCTGTTGCTGCTGCATCTCTTGCTGACGTATTGCCATTTGCTTATCTTCTGTATCCTTAAGGATGTCTGAAACCTCAGCAATTGAAGTAGCTTTTATAATGTTACCAAGATCATATATACTAGCACCTGTTGTATTGTTTGACAATGCCATCTGCTTCAACTGGTCTAAAATCTGTCTATGATTAGTTTTAGTTGTAGCATATATGTTAAAATCTCTTAGCATTAAATCAGTACCATTAATGGTAAAGTTAACCTTCTCAGCTTCTGATGATATATACTGAAGTCTTACACTTGGTTTAGTGCTATAATAATACTGTGCAAGATCTGTACGCATCTGATGCACTCTAGGCATTAAATTATCAGAGTGTTGCACAAAGTACATTTCTGTTTGTGCATATGATGCATTCATTGCTTGAGTAACCCCTGTTGCTGTTTGTTGTGAAATAGCACCCCCTAGTCTTTGAGGATTAACACCAATAGATTCAAAACACTGCTGCTTAAAATAATTAGCCAACTGTATTCTAGACATCAATCTATTAGTTTGTTCCATGTTTAGAACCTGATAATGATTAAAGTTTGTAGCATTCTCTGTGTTAGTAATAGAAGTATCTAATGGTAACATCTGGAAATCCTTCATTGCTACATATGCTTTAGCATAGTTGTGCTTACCCCAGTCCTCACCCATAGAATGGCGTGGTAATGCATTCTGATCAAACATAATAACAGTACCAAGCTCATCTACTAGAATGTCAGCTATCTGGTTATTAACCATGTTATAACCTACTTGATAAGGTTTCATCAAGTCAACAAGAGATGTTGATCTAGTATTTCTATCTGAAAAGACTCTACCCTCCATTGGTAATTTACAACCATAGATTGTGTTATCACCTTTAAATTGGAATGGAACTCTTCCAGGTTTTGCTTTATTTATTCCAAGATAAATAGGGTTAATGTTATCACCCATATTAGATCTCCAGAATGCAGGTAAGTTTGGACCAATCTTAACACCACCCCATACTTCATTAATCCAAATCCAATCTATATGCTCACCTTGAATTAAAGTATCTTTAGTTTTATTTTTAATTATAGATGTATCATACTGAGGTTTCATAGTAACCTTGTAAGATTCATCAATAATTTCTTGAGTTACTTCACCATTCTCATCAATAGCTGTTAAGTGACCTACTTTTCTTTGAGATTTCCAGTAAACTGTAGTTACACGCATTAATTCACCTTCACCCCATTGCTTGACATCTTCACCTTCATTGAGTATAGCACTAACAATATCTCCACCTTTTGCAGGATCATTTGACCAGTTGCTTACAAATCTTCTATATGCAAGTCCTGGCATATTTGTGTTCCATGCATGTGATCTAGATGGATCATAATATGCACCATCATTTTGATATCCTTCAACTTGATACATAGCAGAACGTGCGGGATATATTTCTTGTAATGAATGTAGTTGTGCTTCACTCATTAAGTATCCATACTTGTCTATTACATCTGCTACAGTAAGTAAATCAATCTTACCTGCAAAATTAGAATCAGATATATATCTAGTATCTGGAGACTTCTGATAGAATGTAGTTACAGGATTCCATAGCTCTACTTCATAGTCATCCTCTAACATTCTAAAATGCCAAAACTCACGGTCTGTAATAAGCATATCTCTAAATGCTCTTTCCTCAAGTTCTTGCATTTTAAATCTCTCTTCATCAACATTAAGTTGGTGAGATGCCCATTCCTCTACAAGACTCCTATAGTCTTTAGAAAAGAAGTCTTGAATCTCAGGTAAACTTTTTAAGTTTTCTGGATTCAATTGTTGTTGTAATTCTGGATCTGCAGGATTAGCACCCATCTCAATCATTCTTTGAATGAGCTGTGTCTGTGCATCTGCTAATAATGTTTTCTCAATTTCTTCTCTCTTTGCTTCTAAAAACTCATTATAAGATAAATCATCTACAGCTCTAAACTGAACTTTATGATATCTCTTAGAAAACTCTCCAGAAAGAACATTAATTACATTTGGAATAATTGGATAAAACTTTAATTCTAATGCTGACTCATCTTCTTTGGTTAGAACATCCATTAGATCTTTGTATTCATTGTCTTCCTCAACAATGTAATCTCTTTTATCAATAATACCTTTAGCAAGCTTATAGTTCTTTAAAAGCTTTCTAGCATTACGTCTTAAAAACTCTAATCCTTGTAATTCTAACCAGTCTAGATTCCATGCAGACCAATCATCATCTTTTTTCTTTTCAGGTAAAAACTGAATTGGTTGCGTTAAGCTAGATGTAGTAGGGTATTTACCCTCTGTTTTAGCACCTTTCTTTAACTGTAGTGCGTTAACTACTCTCATTATCTTAAATTTTTAAATCCAGTTCTCCTCATCCTTTGTCCATTTATTGTCTTTTTACGCCCAATATTACGGAACGGACTATACTTTAATTTATGGAATTTTTTTGAATTATCCAATGAATTCTCATTCTTCTCTACCCTTTTTGCATACCCACGGTTAGATTGTTGAATCTTTGCAAAAGCAACCAAAGCAGAAAAAGCAACTAAACGGTCAACGTTTAAACCTGGATAATATGCTAGCATTTCTTTAATTAACATTGGATCAGGTATTCTAGTAGCACCCTTTGTAGTAGATATAATATTACCCTCTATATCCAGCTCTTCATCTATATCTTCTCTAAGAAACTCAATAGCATAAGAGATTAAATGATTCTTAAATAGTGTACCTGTATTTTTCCAACCATACTCCTGGAATACAGATCTATTAGAACCCAGATCTTTTAAAAATAATATCTGCTGCTTTGGTACAAGATATTTTTGTTTACGCCTGCTAATCATATACTGAATAAATAGTGAAATGTTATTCTCCACTATTGTCCATGCATTGTACCATTCTATAATTAACTCTAGCTGCTCATGTGTTTTGTTAATATCATCATATCTACCACACCATGCAGCAACTATCTTATCCTTTTCTACAAAATGTTCTAGACCATTCTCTGTTTCTCTGGTTACCTCTACAGGATTCTTGTATACAAAAATGCTACATAATGAGTCCGATGTAGTTGTCTTACCCTCTGACACAGGGTCAATAGAAGCATAGTATGTACCAAACTCTGGATTCTTTGTAGGACGCTCCCATACAACTAAAGCACCTGTTTTATCAACTTGCTTTTTATCTACAGGAAACTTAGATATTGGTAGTTTATCTGTACGTTTTGCAATAATACCTTGCTCATCTCGTTCTAGTTTAAGATGTTCATAAGGATATTCTTTTTCTTCTATTGCTTTTAACTGCTTAGATAATACACCTTGAGGAAAAATAGATTCCTTTCTATAAGCAAATGCTTCAGCAATATTGGTAGGTTTCTGAGATATTCTTAACTGATACTGTTCTGGATTAAGAGATACCTTCCAATCTGCTCTTTCTTTCCTAATAGCTTCTAATGCCTCTTCTACAAGAGAATTACCATAATCATCAATATAAGGAGGCATAGACCATTGCTCAGGAATAAATAATCCTGCTACACCAATAGTACCATCCTTATCCATTAGATTAGTTTCTACAGCATATACATCATTTGCATCTGCGTTTAAGATCATCTCCTTTAAAGGTTCACATTGATCTAAGTCCCCCACTGATCCTGCTGCAATAAACATCCCCGTAGTCACCATACCGGATATCATTGCAGGTCTTAAGTACTCATATGTATCAGACATCTTAGGTGCAATACCTGCCTCTTCATGGAAGAAGTATGTACATGGACCACCAACTCCAGTTGTTGCACTCTTCTCAAAAGATGCACCCTGTATTTTAGATTTAAGTCCTCTATATGTCTTGCGGTTATTTACTTTAACCTCAATCTTCTGCTCCCATAAAAGAACCTTCTCAGGATTACATGGTCTGTACCATGCTGTGTGTTCATTCAAGAAAGCTTTATACTCATCAAGAAACTTCCATGAACCTTTATCATTAATATAATCTTTTAGAGAAGCTCCAATCTTGCATATACTACCTTCCTCAAACCAATAGGTATTAAGAAGCTTTGCCATATGAAAGTATGAAGAAGCTATCTGACGTTTCTTTAATATTGCAGAATGCTTGTAATGAAGCTCTGCAAGTATCTCATAGAGTGCCATATGGTACTGTGCATCTCTTACTTTAGCAAAACCAAACTTCTTTTCTTCTTTGTTAAAGATGGGTAAGAAGTTTAACCACATGTAATAATCTCTAGTAAGATACCATGTAACTCCTTTGTTGTGGTATATTACACCATCACGACATTTATTCTTTTCAGTCTCCCAATAAGTTACAAAGTCTTTAGATCTAAAAGGTTTATCACAATAGAAACCATGCTCTTCAAAGAATCTAGCTTCTTTATTAAAGACATATGCAGTCTCATCAAAAGCATACTCCCCAGGCTCTTTGAACAAGGGGAGTATAAAGTTTTTAAAGTCTTCACGAGTCTCAAACTCTGTGGTACGCCAGGTACCATTATCATATGTGTGTACTGACTTATACATTTATGATTGCAAACACATCTTCAGCGTTTAGAAGAAAGTGCTCTTCACCATCATGCATCATAATTGTTGGTTTAGCATAGTCAGCATATTGAATAACCTGTCCTGGTTCAATAAGCTCTACAGTATTACCAACAGCTACTACAATAGCTTTACACTCTTTCTTCCCCGTTCCTTCTGGAATCAGGATTGATGTTCCTGGAAAGTACTTTTCCGCTTCTTTCTTTTTTACTAGGATCTTTCTTCCTACTGGTGTGATTTTTTGATTTTTCATTTTTAATTGATTTAAAGTCATCCCAATATGGGAAAATATATTCACTATTCATAATTATAATTGATCATAAGCCAATCCCTGCCCACCTCTCACAGAACTTTCTTGTTCTTGTCTCATATCACTAAATGCACCCTTATATGACGCTCTAATTTGCTCAAACTTTGCCGCAGCATTAACTAATGAGTTGATATTACCATCTCTGCCGTGCTCTATTGCAGTTGTTTCCATATACCTAGCTAATCTATCTAGCATGGACTTAATGCCCTTATATGCTCTGTATGTAGGTGTCTCATACATCTTCTTACATAACTCTAATGCTCTTGCAATAATAGGATCTTCAGTAGACTCTTCAAGTTGCACCTCTTCAATAATTATATCCTCCTTCTCATGTTCGGGCAAATTAAAGAAAGGATTTAAATCTGGATTAGGACAACTCATGTAAAATACATACTGGTATATTGATAAATAAGTATCTGGATACTCATCCATAACCGCCTTAAGAAACTTTAATGTATAACAATGTTCTGTTGGTACAACTTTATTATTCTGTATATCAAATAGCCTTACAATCATTTATTATCTTTTAACCACATTATCAATGTTCTTACCTCATCTTTAAGATACGGTAAATCATATATTTCAATATCTTCCACAACAGGCTCTCCATTAACTCTTACATTAATTGGATAACCATTATCATCAACTCCTGATTGTTTAAATTTAACATGTTGAATTTTTAAATTGCCAATCTTAAGTTTAGGGTTGTGCTTTTTAATAATATACGCATAAATACTCAATTGTAAATTATAATGATTTAAATTACAATCATCTAAATGTGTAAGAGGAGCAAACATCTTTTCAGTTATACCCTCCCAGTTAGTAAATCCTTTTGTTTTAATTGCTTTATTAGTTTTATAATCTGTAATGTTTATTCTGCCATTTACAATCTCTACTAAATCTGCTTGTCCACATAAACCTGCAGACTTTAAATAAACCATATGTTCAGGATAAACACCATTAGTAAGCTTTTGATTTGGTGCAATTTTAATACCATCCTCCATAATAGGTCTAATAATAGGTACCTCTTGCCCCTCTCTTTCAATAGTTTTAAAATCTAGTATATCAGCTTCTCTTTGATTGTGATACCAGTTGCCTAAATCTATAGCACGTTTAGTCTCATTATCCCAAGCTTGCATAATTTCTTCTGGAGTCATACCATACCACTTAGATCTTTTATTCTTAGAAGACTTTTTAGCCTGACCTTCTCTATCAAACTTAGGTTTAAAGTTTCCTATAAATGACGTAACACTAGTCCACTTAATACCTTCATCACCAATACTTTCATACAAGTGCCCATCTTCTTTAAATGTTATTGCCATTATTTCTTTTTTAAATGTGGTCTAACTTCCCAATACTGATCCCCACCGTAGAATACAGTTATTTCATCTCCAGCTTCAATATCTTTAATTGCCCTGAATCTCATAGTTTCTCTACCAAAGTCTGGTTCATAAATTGCATTACATGTATCAGAATGATTATAAAAACAACCATAACCTGCTACAATACAAGATTTATTATTTATTTTCCAATTAAAAGCATAGTCTCTTAATTTATCTTGTTTAGATACAAATATTACAGGACACTCTTCAATAAGTTCTTTTTTTGCAATTGGTTCTTTTGCAAATACACCAAATCCATGAATAGGGCTAGTTCTAACTATTATTTTATTCGTTGATGTTATTATCATTTTCAATTGAGTCTAATAATTCAGCTTCTGTTTCATCATTCATAAGTGCTGTCCATTTGCCTTTTGGACACTCAGAAGATAATGATCTTGTCTTTAGTGATAAACTACAACCACATTCTGAACAACATGGTTGTGTACCAGGAGCAAGACACTCAGAACCTTTTCTATCTAATAATTCACAAGAGTTACATATTGACATTCTCCACTCTGCTTCCGCTTCAATGTGTTCTTTCTTGAATACCCTATTCTTAATACCCTCTAGTATTTGTTGAGAGTTTTTAAATGCATCTAAATACTTATGTAGTTTCATTTTTTTGATTTAAATTCTTGATATTCTTTTCTTCTTTCCTCCATAACATTTAAAGTTTTCTCCATAACTTCTATTTTAGAACTTACATTTAAATGTTTTTCATAGCCGTTATATGTATCTAAGTCTACATTTTTTAAGATGTTACGTTGTTTTTCTAAAGCTTTATTAAGTTTCCCCTTCATTACACTAAATGTCCCAAGATTATCTATATAAATCTTAGGATCTGTTACAGAAACCATATGCTTTCTAACCTCAGAGTAATAAAACTTTATAAAATCAGTGACAACATCTTCATGGACACCAACTTCTTCCGCTATCCCCTCTATTAAAGTTTTAAACTTCTTTGGTTTCAATTCCTAAAATTTTATAATCTAAAAAGATAGGTCCTTCTGTTTGAACATTTAAAGCTTTACCAATAGTAATAGTCTTTTTACCATTACCATTCTTGTCTACTAATCCTTTTTTTTCAGCTTTTGCTAAACAATTTCTAGCAGACTGTGCAGATTTAAATATTCCAAGCTTCTCAACAACTTTACAAAAATCAGTTAGATCTGTCTTACCTAACTCAGAAAGCTTGGTAAGACAGTCTAGTTCTGCAGTTGTAACCGGTACTTGATTAAAAAAACAATAGGTTACTATCTGATACCGTATTGCATCAGATAATACCACCTTTCTTTTTTCACTTACTTTAGTTACTTCCATATTATAAGCTTAATAACATTTCAACTAATCTAGGATCAGGATAGCAATCAGACTTACCTCTACTAATATTAGTATGGGTGATTAATCCTTTCACTTTCCCATAGTATGCATCCTCATTCCACTCAAAAGCTTTATGAGCACCATGCTTTTTAATCCATTGTACTAACCCAACTCTTGGATCAATATTGTCTCTTTCTGCTACAAATAAAATCCACTTCTTAGTTTCTTGTATTTGTTTCTCAGAATAACGGTGATATGTCTTATATCCTCTAAATGGTTCATCTAATAGAGCAACTTGATTATCAGCAACTCTTCTACCTGTATAAGTCTTTTGGTCTTTTAAATATCCCATAGAACAGATCTCTAGAGCTACTGTATGCTTATTCATAAACCCAGAACCACTACGTCCTAAATGCCACCCTTGACATCCTGTAGGAAAACATTGTACCATTACACCATCATACTCATCATTACCAGTAGTACAATCCTTACCACCTAAAACAAATTCAGTGGCAACACGCCCACGGGTATCTCTACCCCAATAGTCAATTACCTTGTAAGGATTAGCCCCACTAGCCGTATGATGCAAACAGATATAATGATTCTCAATAGGTCCTTCTAAATATTCACCTTTGGGTAGGTAGTATTTATGAACTCTCTGCCCAAACGTAGTTTCAAAGAATTGATCCTGGATATCACTACTCTCATCAATAGCATCATCCTTATGGGCAATGTTTAACAAAGCCGTCCACGTCTGATTCCCCACCACCCCATCAACCTTGAGGTCATTACTCATTTGAAACCTAATCACTGCTTTCTCAGTGTTAGGACCAAAGATACCATCAGTTTTAAGTTTGAGAAGTCTCTGTAGTTTTTTTACTTCTTCCCCCCTTGAACCCTTTCTAAGCAACTGCATTAGTCCTTCTTTAAAGTTCTTTTGGGTGCATTCTCAAACTCCTTCTCCCAATCTTCCTTTGCTTGTTGGTTACCTGCTTTCTCTTGTGCAGCATAAACCTGAGCCATCATGATCTGAGCCTGTAGTCTCTCCGCTCTTGTTTTCTCAATATCAGTGAGCAGCGTTTCATACTCTAACTGAGTTTTAAGATGCTTGATATTGTCTTTGTAGAAACTCGTGATCTCTTCACGTCTCTTTTTCATCTCTTCAGGTGAGAGATTTTCCGGTGCCTCAACTTGAGGTGCTTCTTTTACTTCTGCCATTGTACTGGTTTTTAAATTAACAATGGTAGTAAATATAAAGAAAAAATATAAAAAGTTTAAAAATTAAGAATCTTTTT